ATTATGTATTTTAAAGAAACCTTCGATAATAATATTGAATTGAGTAACTACGACCCTCTATTGTATTCCATTACAAATTGGGACGATTTAGATGTAGATAATGATATTTTAAGAGGTATCTACGCTTATGGTTTTGAAAAACCAAGTCCGATTCAATCTAAAGCAATTAAACCAATAATATCCGGAAAAGATATTATAGCACAAGCTCAATCCGGAACCGGAAAAACTGCTGCATTTACTATTGGGGCATTATCTCTTATTAATTTAGAAGACAATTTCACACAAGTATTAGTCTTATCCCCAACACGAGAACTGTGTAGTCAATCCGCATCTGTAATAAATAATATAGGCGGTATGATGAAAGGATTACGAGTCCATACTTTATTCGGAGGAACTTATATTGACGACACTCACGAGAATTCAAAAAATGTCCCACATATCATATGCGGATGTCCCGGCAAAGTATACGATATGATGCGACGTAATAAAATAACCAGTTATAAAATTAAATTACTGGTTCTCGATGAAGCAGACGAAATGTTGTCCGAAGGATTTAAAGAACAAATATATAACATATTTCAATATTTTAATAGTAATATCCAAGTTGCGTTATTTAGCGCTACGTTACCCAATAATATTTATGCGATCACTTCGCAATTTATGAGAAATCCAATTAAAATATGTGTAAAAGCCGAAAGTCTAACTTTGGAAGGCATATCGCAATATTTTATAGGAATCGAAGACGATAAACAAAAATATTTGGTTTTAAAAGACCTATACTCATATATATCTTTATCACAATGTATTATCTACTGTAATAGTGTAAAACGCGTCTCTGATTTATACGAAGCTATGGCAGCAGATGAGTTTCCCGTTTGTTGTATTCACAGTAATATGGAAAAATCCGAAAGAGACCATTCATTTGCAGACTTTAAAAATGGTAAATATCGTGTTTTAATTTCTTCGGATATCACAGCTAGAGGAATAGATATCCAACAAGTCAGTGTTGTTATTAATTTTGATGTTACCAACTGTGTACACAAATATCTTCATAGAATAGGTCGTAGTGGTAGATGGGGTCGTAAAGGTGTCGGAATTAATTTGGTTACACGTAGAGATGTGCCTAAAATTAAAGATATAGAGGCTTATTATTCGTGTCAAATTAATGAAATGCCCGATAATTTCAACATTAATCAAAGTTAAACATGTATGTATAATTTTGTATTCGTAGTATAATTTTTAAAAATATCTATTTTTCATATACAACAAATGTCAAAAATAGATATAATTGATGAGTATTTTAAAACACCTATATTTTACAACAAACATAAAATACCATTAAAGAATAATGTTATTTCCGATTTAGAACTTGTTGACACAGTTGACCCATCCGGTATAAATATATACACTTTCGCATTCAATTCAAATAACTGTTTTTCTAAAAAGATGATTAACCAAATATCGCAATATTATACAACAGATATATCGTTCTTAAAAGATACCCAAGTTTTTTTTAAAAAATATAAGCCTGTAAATAACCTCCCATATGATTACGATAAAATTATGGATTTATGGAACGAAATTAAAAACGATACCGGATTCAAAGAAAAATATAATTACATGGATTTACCGATGTTAGAATTTTTAAACAATTCAGAAATCTTTCTACGAATAATGAGTATATATAATATTACTTCGCCTGTGTTAGCATTATTAACTCCATTAATCATAACAATAATCCCATTTTTTATTATAAAATTAAAAGGTATGCGTTTACAGTTTAAAGAATATGTCGACATTTTAAAAACTATACTAGCGAATCAACCTATCGGGAAATTATTCACACAATTTAATACTGTTAAAATCGAACAAAAAATATACATTTTAATTTCTGTTGCGTTTTATCTATTATCCATTTATCAAAATATTGCTTATTGTATTAAATTTAATAAAAATATGAAACTCATCCACAAAACGTTATTTCGCATTTCCGAATATATCGAACACACACAATTAAATATGAATAATTTCTTGGAGTATTCAACAGAATTAACTAGTTATAACGAATTTAATAGTATAGTTGTTGACAATTTATCCATACTTAATGAGTTTAAAGAGAAATTAAATAAATTAACGAAGTATGAGTTTTCAATTTCCAAAGTATTCGAACTTGGTTTTATTTTAAAATCGTTTTACGAATTATATAACGATAAAAAATACAACGATGCGTTTTTATACTCGTTTGGATTTAATGGGTATCTATCCAACTTACACGGATTAGTTGAAAATATTAACTTAGGTAAAATCAATTTTACTAAATTTATAAACAAAAAACGGTCCTCCCACATTAAAAATAATTATTACGCGCCATTAATGAATCAAAACCCAATAAAGAATGATATTCAGCTTTCAAAAAATGTGATTATTACCGGTCCAAACGCATCTGGTAAAACAACAGTTCTTAAATCAACCCTGATAAATATTATTTTATCACAACAGTTTGGGTGTGGGTTCTACGATTCAGCAACTATATACCCATATAAATATATTCACTGCTATTTAAATATTCCTGATACATCTGGGCGAGATAGTTTATTTCAAGCAGAATCAAGAAGATGTAAAGAAATCCTGGATATTATCCAAGAATTTAAAGACGATACACACATTTGTATTTTCGACGAGTTATTTTCCGGAACAAATCACACAGAAGCTGTAATCAGCGCTACCGCATTTATGAAGTATTTAGTTAAATTCAAATCAGTTTCTTGTTTACTCACAACACATTTTATTAAGGTATGTAAAAAATTAAACAAAAATAAAAATATTACCAATTTTAATATGCATACATTAAAGACAAATACGAACAAAAATATACATACTTATTTATTGAAAGAAGGCATTTCAGAAGTTAAAGGAGGACTTCAAGTATTACACGACTTAAATTTTCCAACAGAAATCTTGGAAAATATCTAACATTCGTTAAGTTATTGATAAAAATATATATTTGTTTTTATAATAATGTCTATTAAAGATTATTTATTTACGAGAACTTCGGCATTTATACTGCTTATTGTATTTATATTATTTATTAGCGGATTCATCATATATTATATACAAACCAGAATAAAAGAACAAAATCATAAACTGGATTCTATGTTTAGTTTAGTATCAACTATGGCACAACAATTAAATACGATTAACCACATTCCAGGTGATTCTTGCTTAAAATCGGACCCGTTAATTTGTGTTTCAGACGATGAATTATCCTATACCGATGATAACGCAGATAATAATTCGGAATCTTCTTCTTCTTCTTCTGGTTCAGAATCCGATTACGAATCAGATACAGATGACGACAACGACGACGATGTTGTGAAAGAGGGAGGCAACTCATTTAATAAAATAATAACTATACCAGAATTCGAACAACTGTATGATAATGTGGACGTTTCGTGTGATATTGATGACGAATCGGATACAAGTTCTGAGAATGATAACCCCGAGATTACCGATATAAACGAGATAGACATAAACCCTGCTTGGGATAATTTACCCGAAACTAAAGACGAAAATATTAAACACGTAATAATTGACGATATCCCATCCAGTTCTAATTTAGAAGAAGATACTCGAACTATTGATTATAAAAAAATGACAATTACAAAATTAAAAAGTATTGCCCAAGAAAAAGGTCTTATTAACGATTCATCCAAATTAAAAAAAAATGAATTATTAAAACTACTTAGTCAACAATAATAATATTTTTTATCTTATCATACTATAAATGTCTTGGGGTGTATGCTATTCAGGTTCAAATAATATTCATTTTAATTTCCCACCAATAATGAGCGACGGTCGAAATTTTGCAAGTTGGCAACCCGAAGCAGTGATTAACAAACAAATCCAACAACAAGAAAATATAACTTCCAATTGGTCTTACAGACAATATTTACAAAATAATGGACTTCAAATTATGAAATATAATTCTGAAGAAGCGTGCTATGATTTAGGATTAAATCCTCACGAAAACACGAATAATACTCCATCAAGTAACGTGCCTTATTTATATAAATCAACATTTGATTCTAGTTCTCCAGGTTATGGATACTGTAAAAGCGATTTAAAATCTCCGTATCTTAGCAGACAACAATTAAATGCTAGATTAATATCTCCTGCAATTTCACCAAATATGAATTAAACAAAACCATATAATAATAACCTTGAATAGTTTATTATTATGAATATAATTAGCATTGATGTCGGCATAAAAAATCTAGCATTTTGTCTTTTACATTTAGAAGAGAATGAACCTACCGAAAATTTTAAAATAATTAAATGGGATATTGTTAATGTTGGCGAAGAAGAAACACTCAATTGTCAACACTGTATCAAACCTGCCAAATTTAAAAAACTCGACACTTGTTTTTGTTTAAAACATTCTAAAATTAGTCCATATAAAACCCCACCTGCCGAATTAAAAATACCGTATATTAATAAACAAAAAGTAAATAAATTATTCGAAATTGCCGATAAATACAGCGTCAAATACACAAAACCCATTAAAAAAATAGATTTAGTAACTCTATTACATTCGTATATTAACAATACATATTTAGAACCAATAGTAAGCATCGACGCTTCTAAAATAAATTTAATTACCATAGGCAGGAATATTTACACCAAGATGGACACTATTTTTTATTCAGACGATACCATCGGTCCAATAACTCACGTTATTATTGAAAATCAAATAAGTCCAATTGCAAACCGAATGAAAACCATTCAGGGAATGATTGCCCAATACTTTATTATGAAAAAGGTCAAGACCATTGAGTTTATATCCGCCTCTAATAAATTAAAATCTAGCACCGCTGTGAATGATTCCGACGACGAGGTCGACATTTCAACATATAAGAATAGAAAAAAAACTGGTATTATTAATTGTTTAGAATTATTAAACAAAACAAATTCAAATATGATGAAACATTTCGAGTCACATAAAAAAAAGGATGATTTAGCCGATTCTTTATTACAAGGTGTTTGGTATATTACCAATAAATTATAACTAATTTCAATAATATATATTGTTATTCGTTTTATTTAAAAATAAACGTTCTATTTATTTAATAATAATGAATAATGATATTATTGAAATTTCAGATTTGGATTGGGATATTAAACCATCATCCAATCGAGGAAGTGATTTAAGGTCGTCTAATTTTGGGTCTGGAATTGAACTTTTAATGAATGATAAGGTAAAGGAAAACACACGTGTATCCAGTGATATTGATATAGAAGATTTAAATAATTTAGAAAATGAATTAAATGATTTGTCAAGCGATTTATTAGATGTAAACCATTCCGACAAACATTCTGTTCATTTTAACGAGCCACCTTCAATTGGACAATCAACTGCCGAAACGAGCAACAGCAATTCAAAAACATGGGACGGATACGGAAAATTTAATAATATTCCTTTAAATCCAGATAAACACGTATCCCAATCTCCACAAATACCAAAAGAAGAGTTATTGAAAGAAAAATTTAAATATCTGAGAAAACTAGAAGCTTTAGAAAAAAAGGGCGTTGAATTGTCCAGAAAATATAATATGGAATCACCCCTCGCCGAAATGCAAGGCGAATACGACACCATTATGGAAGAAAAAACAAAATCAAATTCTTTGAAATTCCAGGGAAATATGCTTATGGCTATAGTCAATGGAATTGAATTTTTAAATAATAGATTTGACCCCTTTGATATTAAACTTGATGGATGGGGAGAACAAATTAATGAAAACGTTTCCGATTATGATGAAATATTCGGAGAATTATACGATAAATATAAATCACGAGCAACCATGGCACCAGAATTAAAACTCATGTTTCAACTTGGCGGTAGTGCTATGATGGTTCATATGACAAATACCATGTTTAAAAGTGCTATGCCTGGTATGGATGATATATTGAGACAAAATCCGGATTTAATGAAACAATTTCAATCTGCAGCAGTTAACTCTATGAGTCAATCAAATCCAGGATTATCTGGGTTTATGAACGGTGTTATGAACCCCCAAGAAAATTTTTCAGGAAATCATGGTCCTCCTCCGCCAATGGCAACCCAAGGTGCAAATTCAATACCCCCACCATTAACACGACCAGGAAATAATAATTATGCTGAACGTTCTAATTTCAGACCCAATAGAAATAATGTCGTAGATGATGGAATTAATTTTAGAGAAAGTAAATCGAATGATATTCAACAAAAACATACCCGTGCCGAAATGAAAGGACCCAGCGATATTACCGATATTTTAGCTGGATTAAAAACTAAAACTATTAATATTCAAGAACAAACCAACCATGCTGATTTAGATAACAATAGTAGCACCATTAGTATCAGCGAATTAAAGGAACTACAATCTGGTGGTAATATTCCAAAACGTAGCAAACGAAGACTCAAATCAGATAAAAATACCATTAGTTTAGATTTATAAACACTCGAGACATAATTATATATTTTAGTTTTACAAAAATATATAATTTAATATTATAATGAAATATGAAAATGGTCTGTTTATTTTTCATAGAGATTTACGAATAATAGATAATAACGGATTAAATATGGCAAACACTATTTGTAAAAATATACACCCTATTTTTATTTTTACTCCCGAACAAGTTACCAAATTAAATCCGTATAAATCAGACAACTCAGTGCAATTTATGATTGAAAGTTTATTAGAATTGTCAACAGATATAAAGTTAAAAGGAGGTAAACTATACTTTTTTTTTGGAGAAAATAACAAAATAATTAATGAATGTGTTGACAAATTTAAGATTGATGTTGTCATTTTTAATTGTGATTACACGCCTTACGCAATTAAACGAGATAATAGTATTATAGAGTTGTGTAAAAAACTAAAGGTTGAATGTTTTTTAGAACACGATTATTATTTACATTTTCCAGGTTCTATTTTAAATGGTTCTGGAGGTCCATACCAAAAATTCACGCCTTATTACAACAAAGCATTAACCCAGAAATTTCAAGAACCAGTGACATTTAAAAAACTTAATTTTAATACAAAAAATATCAATATAAACCATACGATTTCACTTTCAGTCGCCATTACAAAATTTACTAAAATAAATAATAATATCTTAGTTTTTGGAGGAAGACATAACGGATTAATTGTTTTAAAAAAAGCGATTGAAGCTCAGAAACATTATTCTTCAACCCATAATAATTTAAGTCATCCAACAACACAATTAAGCGCATATATTAAATATGGATGTGTTTCTATTCGTGAAGTATATGCGGCATTTAAAAGTAAAAAGTATCACGATTTAATTAGACAACTTATATGGAGAGAATTTTACGCAAATATCCTATTTTCATTTCCTCATGTATTAGGTCATTCATTAAAACCTAATTACGATAAAATAAAATGGGCACACAACACTAAATATTTAAACGCCTGGAAAAATGGCCTTACCGGATTTCCTATTGTTGACGCTGGTATGCGACAATTAAACACGACGGGATACATGCATAATAGAGCAAGATTAATTGTTGCGAGTGTATTAGTTAAAACATTACTCATCGATTGGAGAGAAGGAGAACAATATTTCGCGACAAAACTTACCGATTATGACGTTGCGAGCAATAACGGTAATTGGGAATGGATTATGGGAGGAGGCGCAGACTCACAACCATATTTTAGAGTTTTTAATCCTTGGTTACAATCGAAAGAATATGATTCCGACGCCTTATATATTAAAAAATGGATTCCTGAATTATCTGAGGTTCCTGCTCGCTCAATTCATAAATGGTATTCTGATTATAGTTTATTTAAAGATATTGATTACCCTTCTCCAATTGTTGATTATAACGAACAAAAAAAACGAGTTATTGATATGTATAAACGTGCATTTAATTAGATAGATTTTAAGTATTTAAATACAACCCGAAAGTAAATAAAATTGAAATATAATTATTAATTTTATAAAATGTAAAAAAAAGAAAACACAATGAATAATATTACAGAACTCCAACAGACTTTTCCAAGTATCAGCGAGATATATAAATATAGTGCTAATAATAAACTTTATAAAATTAAGATTAAAGATGTTATTAACGCAAAAATAAACAGTTCGATTGTAAACTGGCATAATAATAGACCTGCGGATATGACCAGATGTGAGGAAATAAAACAATACATTATAAATTCATATGAACAAATTGAAGGAATGATATATTTATATTATAACAACGATTCGCATAAGTTTGAAATATTCGATGGACTTCATAGAGTCACCGCTTTATGCTTAATTGCAGGAAATAACCTTATTCCTTATGATTGTCGAGGGGTTTTCGCTAATGTATACGAGAAAGAACTGCTTGTAAATATTAGGTTTAATTGTCAGGAAATTGAAATTATGAAGGTATTTCAAAATATCAATTCATCCGTTCCGGTTCCTTCTGCATATATGAATTCGCGTATTGATAAAGTTACTACAATTACGACTATATCAAACCAATTTCAAATTAAATACAAATCTCAATTTAAAACCACAAGAAACCCTTTAATAGGAAATATTAATGTAAATAATTTTACAGATTTGTTAGATTATTTATACGATAATAAATATAATACAATTCAACTATTAGAAACTAAATTAAACGAACTAAACGAGTATATAAAAAATAACCCCCCACCAAAACTAAACGACAATGCTAAAACCAGATGTGAAGACTCCGGTTGGTATTTACCAACATATAGAG